AGCATGCGCTTTTAATTCATTGTGAAATTCACGACTGCTGCGACAGTTTACACGGCGAACAGGAGTGTCGTATATACTTTTGAAACTCCCGTTGCCATCTTCATAGTAAAATACATAATTTATTGGATAATCTTTATAGATGCGCTTGCCATCTACTCGTTCTACAACGAATACTTTTTCATTCTTTCGGTCAAGTAATGCATCTACATATGCCATTTATTATTCGCTATCCAAATTGTTAGTGCTGTTAAGAATGCTTTCAATGATATCAAGGTCTTCACGGGCCTTGTCAAAGTCACGCTTCTGCGCCATCTTAATTGCTTTCTTTAGAAGACTTGGTTTAATTTGCATTTCTTCTGCAATTGCAGCAATAGTATCGTTAAGTCCGCCAGTAAGCACTTCTACCTCAGTCATTACCGAGATACTTTCGCTCATCAATTGTTTAAGTTTCGTGCGTTCCTCTGCATTAAAATTTCTAGTCGCCACTTTCTTCTCCTTGCTTGTAAAGTTCTAATAGGGTATGGTATTGTTCATATGCATCCTTTAGCGTAGGATACTTTTCGGTAAAGTATGGATCATCTGCGATAATCATCATCTTATCTGCAATCATCATAACAGTTTTATATAATTTATCAAGATTTATTTCGTTGTGATTGGTTCTAATAATTGCATCACCTTTATCTTGTGGTGTAAATTGCAATTCTTTACTAGTTATTGATACTGTTGGGCTTACAGTAGACCAATTCATAGAACCAGTATTTGATAGATATCCAGTGCCGCCATTACCACCGCCACCGCCGCCACCAGAAATTGTATATGTTGTAGATGAACCAATTGCGCCAACAGCACCGATTGGCGTTGTTATAAATGTTGTATTAGACGGATTTAGGACGGTTTTGACGGTCATGTTATTAATATATTACTATTATTGGTATTTGTCTATATAAAAATGATAAATAATAGTGTAGATCACGGATTCGCAGTCCCATCTACTCTATCGCCTGGGAGGGCAACAGCAATGGTATTTACCAAACAAAATCCACCAAGTGGATATTATGTATATGCATACATTCGTAGTATAGACTCTATCACATCCGATGCAGGAACACCATATTATATTGGCAAAGGATACAAGAGTAGAGCATGGAATCAACATAAAAATGTCCCTGTTCCAAAAGATAAAACCAAAATAATCATATTAGAAAGTAATCTTACTGAATTAGGTGCGTTTGCACTGGAGCGTCGTATGATTGCTTGGCATGGTCGCAAAAATAATAATACTGGAATATTAATAAATCGCAGCGATGGCGGCGAGGGCGTAAGTGGAAATAAATGGGTCGCAACACCAGAGCAATGTGCAGCAATTTCAAAAAAAATGAAAGGAAAAAAATTAGGACCGCAATCCCCTGAACATGCTGCAAAATCACGCATTGCTTGTTTAGGTAAAAAATTACCAGAAGAAGCAATGAAAAAAAGGTCTACCACTCGTGTTGGATTGAAATATAAAAAGAATATAGATTATAAACAAACACGAAATAAAGGACCAAATACTAAACCACGAAGTGATATAGGTGTAAAAAGAAAACCTTACAAAAAAAGAGAAGTTATTATACAGACTTTGGACGATTTGCCCGATCTTTTTTAAGTTTTTTTGCATAATCATCTGGAATCATGCGGTATTTTGCAATAAATGCATTGTGTAAGTCTTTTGGATCAATCTGAAATGCCATGCAAATGCTTTGCATTTCATGATCTATGCTATCATAATCTATTTTTTCTATTTCTGGCAATCTGCTAGCTAGTCTTGCAACTGCATTTTTCATATTGTTTGGTTCTGCGCTACGAACAATATTGTCATATTTCCAACGAGCAGCCATAAGACCACGGGCACCCGCACTTACTGGTCTACGGCCTTGGATGCCTACACTCATCGCTGCTTCGGAAATAATCTCGTTAATTTTCATTTTATGCTGTTCTAATCTTTTTAACAATTGCTGGTATAAAAAGTTTTTTAAGCAATTCAGAACTATAAATTTCTAATGTTGCTTCTTTAAATTTTACCATTTCTTCTTTTGTAAATTCAAAGAATCCTGCGCATCTTGATTTACTTTCATCCACAAATGCTTCACTATCTGTGATTGTTTCTTGACGCTCAGCCAATGCTGTTTTCTTAGCAGCATCTTTGAATAATTCCTTATCTTCGTTGGATAATGAATCCCAAAATTCATTTGATATTACGATAGTTGTTAGAAATAAACTATGCTTTGTATTTGTAATATAAGGAGTTTTTTCTTTTACTCTGTCAAAGCGAACTAATGTTGTTTCACCACCATCAAAATCAATATCTGGGTTCTCATCAAAGTGCACTGATAAATCATGTCCACTGCGATCCAATACAGGATTTGCTCCTAGAATATTATATATTTCTTCTGCAATAGGGCTTTCAGAACAACTAATTGTTTTTCCCTTAATATCTTCCAAATTCTTAATTGGTGAATTTGATACCATCACTCTAAATCCACCACTATATGTAAATGCCAAGCCTCTAACTTTGGTGTTTTTGCTTAATAAATCAAGCAAATTTTCGCCAATTGAACCATCTAGTACTCTGGTTGCATGTGCATGATCTTTAAATAAAAATGGTAAATCAAAAATGTGAAAATTTTTATATTTTGTACCAAGTGCAGTAGTTTGAAATTGCGCCATCTGAAAACGATTATTAACTAAATCACTAAAAAATCCTCTTCTGTTAGCAGCATTTGGATCATTATAAAATTCTGATTTTGTTAAAATTGTTACATTGATTCTACCATTTGTTTGTTCTTCAATAATATTCTTAAATGCATTTGCTGTTCTAAGAAATAAGTGCAGTGGTTCGTGTGCAACAACCCATGTTAAATTAACTTTCTCAGTCATATGATATTCCTTGGCTTAATGTATTTATTACTAGTTTTTTTTCATGGACTAGTCTTATTAACTGATATATTATTATTTACTTAACGCTAATATATTGTTTTTTATAATTGCATTTATAATATTGGCTACACTTTGATGCGTTTTAATTCCTGGATGGTTATCTCGCCCAAAATCTTTCCATGCAATAAAATCTTTCATCTGATCGCTTTCATACCATACAGGTTTGGAATAAAAACTTTCTACATTAAAGTTTATTTTAACAAAATTTGTACTAACTTGGATAACAGGTATATTATGCAATTTTGCCAATAGATCAACGGTTCGAACATACTCTAACAGGTGCAATTCGCTGCAGTTTTGACTCCAGTATATCATATGGTTTTGTTCTTCTTCAGTCATCTCATCAATCCACCCAGGACCACGGGTAACACGAACATAATCATCTTTGGTAGGTACAGCATATGAAAACCTAGCACAGTCTGCCCACATAACTATTAGTAATTTAACATCGATATTTTCACATGAGCTGTTAAAAAATGAATTAATGTTGCGCATTATAGCAAGATTATCACCGCCTGTGCTGGCAAAGCTAAAGTTTGTTAAATTATGTTTTTTTGCTACTAGATCACAGAAGCGTAATTCTACTGGTATTCCCACGCCAACAGAAAAACTAGGACCAAAACTTGCTAATGCTGGTGTATCTCTTTCTATTTGTGGACCACGAAACCCATAGTCATTAAATTTATAATCAAAATCAGGTCCACGATAATTGCCATGCCAATTTCCTGCTCTATCTGGCCCATGATGCGGCGTTTGTTTTTTAGCAGTAGGCAGTATACAAGATATGTATTTTAGTTCTGGCATTATACTTTGCCGTCTGACCTTAATTGAGGAGGACGCCCAAGTTTGTCTGTTTTGTTACCAAACTTAGCTGCTTGCTTTTGTGTTTCGCCTGGATGAATATCAACAGTCAACGCATTGGCATAACGAGGGTCTTTTGCCGCTTTTTTAGTAGCAGGAACTACGCCTACTCCAGCGGCTTCATCCAAGTCAAATAATTCGGTTAATAACATTCAAATCACCACTTACGGCAAGACCAGTATCTTGCTTTCGTGCGTGGACCTGGATTCTCGCAGTGATGTCTAGCACGGAAACTTTTACGACGCTTTGGATTACTCTTCTTGATGCGCATATTAGGATCACCAAAGTTAACTTTCTTGATGTTTCCACTTGAGGGGTCTTTAACAAACACTTTGAATTTTTTTACATCGCCACGCATTGGCTTGCCAAGTGAAACCTTGCGACCATGATATTCTGCTTCGTAAAGATCGTCCATAAAGAAACGAACTTCTTGATCGCCTTTATATAGAACGACATCATCGT